CGCTTCAGGGTAACCGCATATGTTTTTAGCGGTATGTTGTTATGCCTTGCAAATGCTATCTGGTCTTGCGTAAGGACTATTTCTCCTCCGCTTGGTTTTGTTTTTGCGCCTGGCTTTAAATTAGTCTGCTTTACTCTTGTCCTGCGATTGACTTCCTTTTCTATAATCGTCTCAGCGTCAATCCCCGTATCTTTCACTTTAAGGCCTCGCCTGCGGCACTCATCCTCCATTAGTTTCATTGTAGTTATGGGACCCAAATAATTAGTCCTATGCTCAGGGTGTTTCTCAATTACTTCCAGCCAAATCTTCGTATATTCTGAAGTCGGGTCTGAAAGTTCAGGATATTTATTTAAGACATCCTGTTTGTTCGCCTCCATAATCTCAATCTGCCTTGACTGCTCTTTTTGTAATAACTCAACTTCTTTTTCTTTTTTCTCTTTTTCCCTCTCTGCCTTTCTTTCCCGCTTATAAACTTCCGCTACTCCTGCCACTATATCCTGGTTAAATAACTCCGTAAGCTCCTCATCAGTCTTGGCAGGCGTTTCATCTTTAGGAGCGGCTGATTGCTTCTTTACTAAATCCGCTACCTGTGTTTTTAAATTCTCAATAATCCTGTAAGAACCAGCCGCATAACTGACCGACTTTTCAAGTTTCGCTATGGATGATTTTAAATTATTTATCTCCTCATCTTTAGCATCAGGTTCTGATTCTTTTTTTACATCCTTCACAGTATTGTCGCTCTCGACTGCAACGACAATATTGTCATCCTCTTTAATTATTTCATCTTCTTCGTCAGGCATTTTGTTCTCCTTCCACCGCTTTCACGGGTATCACTGAAGTTCTTCTTCAGGTTGTAATTCCTGCATATAGTTCTCTATATGCTTTGGCACGCTTTCTATGCCATCTATTTCACCCTGCATAAGGACAGCCTCATGCAAGCGTTCTTTACGCAGTCGGTTTGACCTCTCCACGCTTTTTCTCAAGCATACTCTCTCCAAGAGCTGGAGACATACCGCCCATCCCTGATGAGTCAGCAGCTCCCTGAGCGCCTTGAGATCCTCCTGCTTGAGCTCCTCCTGCTTGATTTCCCTGTTCGCCACCTTGCCCCCCTTTCATCATCAACATTCTTTGTATCATAGCCTGCATCATCATCTGGTGTTCCTGCATATGACTTTGATTATATTTAAGCACTTGGTCTCTTACCGCATCAGGCAAAGTTGTCAGCGTCGGGGACTCCATTAACGCCTGATGAACCTGCAAATGCCATATATGGTTTTCTGTGATCAGGGCACGGACTTTATTAAACTCTCCCTGTATCATCAGGGTGTTCTCATCTTCAGGGGTGTCTATGTCTTTTTCTTCTGGTTGCGGACCTAAAAACCTTTCAGCCTCGTCTTTAGAAGTATGAGAAGCCACTAATTTAAAAGTAACCTTGTAAATCTTTACAGGGTCAGTGCCTATAATCGGGTTTTGTAAAAGCTGTCCATATAAGAACGCAGAGATTTGCCTCTCCATTTCTTTTGAACCGCCCGAGGAGTCTTCTAACAAAAAGGCATCAAATTCCCCTGAAAGCCCTTCATCTGAGATTTCTCCCTGTTGGAATAAGGGTTCGCCTGTCTCGCCAAGCACCCTATTCTCAAATCCCATTGGTATATTAAGTTGTATCTTATCCAGAACTTGTGTTAATATCCGAGCCGCCCCCGCTCGTAATCTTATAGCAGGCCGCTCAAAGCGTTCCATGGCTGCTGATACTATAGCGTTGGTTCTGGTGGCAGTCCCAGAACCCCCGACTATTTCTGACTCCTTGCCCATCACATAACTTGAGGCGGCGGTCAAACGTTCTATAAACTCTAAAACCAATCTTATCGCAAGGATAAGGCGTTCTACTGGTATATCAAATGTCGGGAAATACACATTTCTTTGAGGATCTGAAACAGGTATAAGTTTTCTCGGAGATAAGTATAAAGCCGAAGCATTGAGATTTCCTGAAGGGTCATAGAATCCAGGTCTCATGCTTGTAAAAGTATTAGCATCTGTAAGTTGATTAAACGCTGCGTCAATTTCTCTCGCTAATTCCTCTACCATTTCAAGGCAGCCCATACCATCAAGCCCGTCAATATTATCAAGGCGAGGCAGGAACTTTGTCCACTCTATCGGCCTTATGGCGCGTTTGGAAAGGTTTTTAACTTCTACACCCCCTAAGTAAATCTTATTATCTTGGTCAATTATGACCCTTATATCCTCAGCGAACCCGTCACCATCCCAATCGTATTTCATATATTCTACCAGCACATTCACAGGATAGACTCTTAACTTCACTTCTTTTAACCGTTTGACTTCCTCGGCGCTTAAAGAGGCGTCTCCTGAAATATGGACTTTTTCTTCTATCTTGGGGCGAAGGATCACCTGAACATTTACTAACTGTTCTTGTATTTCCATTTCCTCCAAATCCCCGAATTTATAGTCATCTTTTATAATTACAGGGTCATTGTGAATATCCTCCTGCCCTTCTTGGGTAAAAATATTCTCCTTTGGGATAATCTTACATTTTGTTTTTTCTATGAGCTTCAATGCCTTTTCCTGCAACATATCAAGTTCTTCACCGTTGGGTCCCCTAATTATAGTCGTGTCAACATCGCCAATATCTTTATATTCAACATCCCAAGATATTTCTACGAGCGAGTCTCCGTAACCAGTAGTGACCATGACCCAGTTATCAAAGAACTCCCTCATCTTCACCCAGACCCTTACCCACCAGTCCATGAACTTTGAAACACGCTCAACCTTTGGAAAGTCATTCTTCTCTCCAGGGCGCCACCTTGTCAAGTCCTCACTATACACAGCAGGAAAAAGTTTTGCGCAGAGCATCTCTAATATCGCCATAGCGATACGGAGACTTCTATTTGAACAATTTTTCCAAGGTTTTGTCTTAGGTTCACGCTTCCCAAAATACAAATCATTCAGGGATTTCATATGTTCGTCAAAATGGAGAACCTGCCCTTTAGAGTCAGTCCTGTATTCCTTGGTATCACGATAAGTCTTGGCGTTCTCATAGTCCTGTAAGACTATATCAACAATAGTTTTCTCCTGCGCCTCATTTATCTGTATCTGCATTCGAGGTTTTTCTGCTACAGGTTTTTCTACTGGATTTTCATTCTGGAGTTCGTCTTTAATTTCTCGGCTCGGCATTATACTGTCCCCTCCATCCGCATTATTTTGACAGGACTGCGCCCGCGCTTAGCCCTTTTATACGGCATCTTGAACCTCCTTAGTTTGAGCTTCGATTACTTCTCGTCTCGGCTTAACTCCTATTTTTTCGAGCTTGTCAATAAGTTTTTGGCGTTCTGAGCGTAAGTCTTCATCAGACATATTATTGATTTGAGCAAAAAAGATGTTTCCGACTGAGGGAGCCTTAGATCTTTCAAGTTCTTCTCTTGCAGAATCGAGACAAGCCTTAGCAGCCTGTATTTTTCCCTGAGCTTTTGCCTCCTGATAGAGTTCGTCAAGCCTATCAAGCCTCACTCTCTTTTGGGCAATAGGGGATTCCATTACTGCCCCGACATATTCCGCTCGTAACTGCATCATTACTTGGTTCCATCTTGTGTCCTTCGTCAAAAAAGTCTGCCTAATTGCCTGTGAAGAAATTTCTATATCATATCTTTCCTTCAAAAAAGATAGTATCTCGCTCACGTTTTGAAAATGGGCAAGGCGAGTCGCAACTTCTGTCTTAGCCCTTAACGATAAATACCGTTTAGACATATACTCCTTCCAAATCCGCTTCTATGGTAACCGACCCTTTGTAAGTGGGATTGTCTATAACTAAATACCTCACAGTATCCGCCCCATGAGCATCTTTAGCTTTTGCCTTTTCGTTAGGGTCTTTATCTTCTTTGGTCTTAAATTCAAGGTATTGGTAATTCCGCATGCTTCTTATAGTCTCAGGGCATCTCTTTATATGAAAGTATAATTTGGGTTTATTGGTAATATCAATCGTTCGCCTCGGGTCAAATCGAAGGCGCTCTTTCACCATCAAGTGCCCCATTTCCCGGTCATCATTCCCAAGAGTAGCGGATGCCCCATATCTATCAAGTTGCTGCTGGACAGTGATATTCACTCCTACTCTCGCTGGCTTTGCCCCGAAGTTAGGATCAATAATTCTTTTCCGCATATTGTAGCCGCGGTAATGCTCTCTGGCTTTTATAGCGGCGGCTAATTCCTGTAAATCGCCGCCCACCATGAGTTCATCGTCTACATAAATATCATTTATCTTATCTACGAATGCCCATATCACATGGTGTTTTAAACGGTCATGCGGGTCTATGACGCAGTAGACGGGAGAATCTTTAAATCCAGGATCGGTATATTCCCACTCGTGGCAGTGAATGCTTGAAAAGTTTTTGTATATCATGCCCCGTAAATGAAAAAACTTTCCGTGAATTCTGGACTCTATGTCGTCAGGATCAAGCGATGCCTCAAATTCTTGTATGGCTTCTTCTGTCAATATCTGATTGCCTTTTATGTCAAACTTATTATCACGAATTCCCGCAACGAACATCTCAATGCGTTTACCGTCAGCCTTATCGCATAACTTCTCTTTCATCCATGGCTCGATTAAAGGCGTAAAGGTTAGGACAACTTTCCCCATTCGGTCAACAAGCCCCCTTTGAATTGCCTTATACTTCCCCTCACTCTGGGGTTCATCCCCCCAATAGAAGTCCCAGTCAGCGGACTCAAATGCCATGGTCTCCATTTCATTATTCAGGATGTCTACTGTAGAACCGTCTTTACAGAGTATCTTAGATAAATACCCTTGGGGAGTCCTCTTTGCTTTTAGTACATGGGATTTTGGCAAATAGGTGAAAATCTTTTTCTCTATCACTCGCTCTACTACAGGGAAACTTGTTGCTACTACCACCGCTTTAATCGGGGCAGAGAACTTTCGCGTTTTCGGGAACCACTCTGGATATTGCCTTGTTAAGTGCCAAGCAAGTTCGACCGCCCCGAATACAGATTTCCCTGAACGATTTGCGGCGCAAAAAATAATCGTCCTCACAGTAGAACGGTGCGCGCAGAACTGTATTTTATTGGGGATGTAATAGTTGATACCATTGTCTTTCTGCCTGCGGTCAAGTTCTTTAGTAATGGCGTCAAGTTTTACAAGGGCTTGCTTTAGTTCAGTATTAGGAGCTTCCAAAACCTTTGGCATAAAACCTCTTATATTATTTTAAAACATCTTGCGCAGTCGCCACAGTAACCCTGATAATTAGTATATCCTTCTAACTGCTTGCAAGTCTTGGTCTTACATTTATTCTTTTCTGGTTCAACTACATTTTCCACAATAGAGGATATAGACATCGTGACAGGCGCTTTCTTCCTTGTTGAGGCTTGAGTGTATGTAGTAACCACAATATCAGGCTTCTTATCGCCATCAATGTCAATCTCCCTCTTGCCCACCCTATAGATTTTCTTAGCCATAAAACCCTCCTTTTTCTTACCTTCCGTATCTTTCCGTTGCTTCGTGCCAGTTTAACTGGTAACTCATGGTATTCGCGGCAGCCTGCGATATGACCTTCAAATGATACGTCTGGTTAGTCTGCAATATCATCATCGGGAAATCCAATCCCGATGCAACCGCATCTGTCTGGGCATTCGGCAATAATCTCTGCCATATAAGCGTGCCCGTGGTAGTAATAGTCGCCCCCAGCGCAACATTCAAACCCGCAGTATTCGCGCTTGCCCTATTCACATTATACGCGGTTACCTGAGCGCCTGTAGTCCCATCCACCACTTCCCATAACTCAACCGTGCTTGCCTTGCTTCCAAGTATCTTATGGTTCCAATGAATAAATGACCCCGCAGCAGGAGTAGTCAATTTCCAGAACACCACCTCCTGGCTCGTAAGAGCCCCTGTAATCGCTACGGTAAAACTTTTCCCATTCAATTTGGCGCTTTCAATATGGTTTAAATTCACCTCCGTCATTTCATATTTATTCATTCCCCTCAAAAACACTGACATGTAATCCTCCTTTTGGTTTATAAAATATAATCTACCCTACAATGAATAGTATACTCTATGCCTTTTTTTCAAAAACCCTTTCCTCGTCGCTGATGAGAGGCCTTGACAGGGGATACCCCCCTACTACATATTACAGGAGGGGGGGGGCGGGCAGAATTAGAGTTGCTATTATAAAATAAAAGAATTTTGTTTATAGCTCTATATGTTTTTTTATTTCAATTATTAGTGAATGGGGATGTATTATAAAAGCCATTGCCTCGGCTATTAAATCTAACAGGGTGTATGCCCCCCGCCGTCCCCTCTGCGTTACGCAATCGCCTATAATACAGGTATTGTTAACTACACACCACAACCCGTAGTGGTTACCGCCGCAACACACCACAAGAGAACACCAACACACTACATATAGTGCCCTGACCTCGCTGGCCTGCCCTAAATACCCCTCAACTACTACTACTATATTACTACTATTATATTACTACTATTATAATAGTACAATTATAACAACTGCTCCCCACCCCACTAATCCACAAAACCTAAAAACCTAAAAACCTAACAGCCCTAAAAACCTAACTACCTAAAAACTTATATCTCCCCCACCCTCCCCCCTTAAAACCTAACAACAACAACAACTATCAAAAGATTTATTTATACTGTTATATTTATAAATTTATATACGGGCAGGATATAATATAGATATATTATTATGTGGCGTGATTTGGGGCTTTTGGGGATTTTGGGGATTTTGGGGTTTGGAAATTGCTCCAGGATTGAATATGAGCCACGATCTCGGGGCAAGGCATACCATATGACCTGTTGAAACGCACTTACTTATCTGCGTTGCGGTTACTCATCTGCGTCGATTACTATAAGGATATAAATCAAAATAAATCAAAATAAATCAAAATAAAACTTGACAAATCAATCCAGTGAGTGTATACTTACTGATAGAGAGGAGGTGATAACCTATGCGAGTAAATTTTAATCTGAAAAACGAGAAATATAAGGAGCTAAAAATTTTTGCGATTAAAAATAATTTTGCCAGCCTTACCGCGCTACTGACCCATTGGATTGATTTGGCGCTGGAAATGCAACGTGAAAAAGAGAAAACCGACGGATTGATGAGGTAATTTTTTTTGTTTTTAAACGTGTAATTACTTATAAAGGAGAGGAGAAAAAAAATGAAAAATTATTGCACACAAAATAACGGAGACTGCGGGACTTGCAGTCTGGTAAATTATAACAGGGATTGTCACAACAATCCATTAGGTTTAGTTGGCGACTGCGCGGCGTGCGCAATTGTTGCGGATATGACCTGTGAAAACTGGGACTGCTTAAGCTGGCATACCCGCCAGGGCAGACAGGAGGCATAAAATGACTGGCTTGGGGTATTTGGTAATTTTTTTCATAATCTCCGCGCCGTTGATATTTGTTCTTTATCAATGGACTGCGGATGATTTAAACAAAAAGGAGGATTGACATGTATCATACGCATCAAATTACTTTCAGGGGCAGTTTTCCTCTTTTTACATGGAATAGGCTTATAAGATTTCTTTTTGATAATAGAATTCCCTATAAAGTAGAAAGCAATATCTCCCCAACAAGAGATGACGCTGGATTAAATAAATGGTATGAAAGGGTTATATTCACTCATCATGAATATATCCCATATCTTACAAACCAAAAAAAAATCAGCATTAAAGAATATTCAGAATTATTAACTAAATAAAAAGGAGGCTTGAAATGTCTGTTATATGCTTTGGAGTAGAGAAATTTTACAAGATAGCTGAAAGTTTAAAGTCTAACAAAAATGGGGGTGATTTAATGTGGGCTTTTGCATATCCAGAAGGCTGGGAAACTCCAGAAGGCTCTAAGTATATAATCAATTGTTTTGTCAATGATTTATACCGAGCTAATCAGCTTACATATAAATACCAATATGCAGAGAACCACGAAGACGCACATTTTCTTATTGAAAGCTTGCATTTTCCGCATAGTATATTACCTTATACGAAAATTGAGCTTTATAAGGCTTTGCAAAGTATAAGGTATAACATTTGCGCAAACGATGGCACAATAAAAGATTTATGTGATTGTGAAAAGCGACTTGACAAGATAATTGACGCAACCGCAGATGATATTATCTCCGCTTTGCCTGACTATGACAAGGCTGACGTGTGGGGATAACCTAAAGAAGGTCTAAAATGAAATCTCTTATCATAGGTTATATTGTGCTGTTAATCCTTTTAATAGCGATCCCGCTGTGCTTTGCGGCGGAGGCAATCCCTGACGATTTGGCTATTAGAGCCATAATCGGAGAGGCGTCAAGTGAGGGCTATCCAGGTATGATTGCTGTGGCCTGCGCTATCCGTAACAGAGGCCATTTAAGGGGCGTTTACGGCCTCAAGGCTAAACACGTTGATAACGAGCCGCAATGGGTCTGGGACATGGCTCGTCAGGCATGGCGAGAGTCAACATCAACGGATATAGTACGCGGCGCGACGCATTGGGAAAATCTGGCGTTTGGCGCGCCTTACTGGGCAAAATCAATGGAAATGACGGTTAAAATTGGAGTGCATACGTTCTATAAATAAAAGTCGCGGTTGTTAAGCAGCATTGCACACATAAATCCGCCCGCGCGCAAATAACCCTGGCCAGACATCGGCTAACCACTGCCAGAACTGGTCAGGGATTTTTTTTGCTATCTTACCTATCCACTCACCCCTGGACTTGTGCATATCCGTTGAGATATAGCTATACTCCCCCACAATAATAAAATACTGCCTAATAAATGCCCTCTGCTGGGCGATCGTCCCAAAATGCAGGTGCTTGTATGGCTTGAAGGCTTGAGCGTCGCAACCCAGACCCAGAAGCATAACAACGCGGTGGTATAGGGTGTTTTCATTGGGCAAGCTAAAACATATCACGCCATCCTTGGCTAACACGGATTGACAAGCTCTTAATATCCTATCAGGATAAAGTAAATGTTCAATTATTTCTAACGCAAAAATCAAGTTAAACTGCTTGTTCCAATAATAAAAATCAGGCATGTTGCCTCGTTCAAAATTGTTTAAATCCATCGTGATGATGTCCTTGTCCTTTTCGTGCATATCAATCCCAGTATAAGCGCAATAGTTAGGCAAATGGCGTTTGACTTCCCCTGTGTAACAACCAATGTCAAGCACGTGAGGAAGAAGACTATTTGATTTTTTATATAACTTATACGCAACCTGACATGCCTTCCGAACACGCAATCGAGAATATCTGTCGTCATCATACATATTTCCGTAAGGTCTATTCATAATATTTTCACCTGTCGATTCTTTCTCTTAATTATATTCCAATCAAATAACCTGACCCAACAAGTGCGCTTATTCTTTTTAACAAGATACGCACTTGTCCAACCTTTAGTAATACGTGCCTTGCAATCTCCCGACTCAATTTCAATCTCTATTTCTTTTATAGGTTTTGGCCTATGAAATAATCTTTTAAAAAACGATATTAACCATTTAATCATTTTCTGCTCCTCCCTTGCCTGATATACGTCATAAACCTATTAACATAATAACGGAACGATGTCCTTGAAAAGATATGCTTCCATATGTCTTTATCTTTTTTAGCCCTTATATGAGCGTTTATATGCAATCTTTTTCGCCACACCGTCGGAAAATACCTGAAATTATACGCAATCCCTTGAAATGTAAACTTCGCTTTTGTAAACTCGCCCGTTAAAACGAATATAAGCGCAACTAATGTCCATACTAATAAGTGTCTGGGTAATATCCGCAATAGGTTATGCGTTTCAAGGTTTTTGATGAGCATGGTTATATAGTTCTTGCAACCGTGATAATGGACTGTCTTTTCAGAGTAATGCTTTTTAACATCCTTTAAGGGGGTATTAAAGGCGTGATAGGTAACTGCATAAGGCGCGAATAAAACTTTATATCCTGCAAGCCATATCCGCCACGATAAATCTGTTTCTTCTCCGAACATGAAAAAATCTACATCAAAGCCCTCAACCTGGTCAAATACATCACGCCTAATCATACAGCTTGCGGACTTACCAGCGAGAATTGGCGTATACTTATCAAACTGCCCAATATCCGCAACGTTATTGGATCGCTCAATAAGAAAGCCCCAACTGCCCAGATAACTGCCTGCATCATCAAAGTTATTCGTGCCCATAGTCAAGAGCTTGGAATACACCATACCGACATTCTTACTCTCTAACGCGCTTTTCATCTGGAATAGACAATCAATCTCAACCTCTGTATCGTCATCAAAGAACGCAAGATATTCGCCATTGGCAAAATGAGCGCCTATGTTGCGTTTTAAGGCCGGGCCAGAGTGGTCGTGTATCATCGTTACGCCCTCAATCCGCAAATCGCCATCGTCAGTAACCACGATTATCTCATACTTCACGCCGATGGATTTCTTGATACTTGCGACGCATTTGCGTATAAAATCGCCTATCTTATGGCACACAACCACACTAATCACTTCGTAACCTCAAATATAGCCCTTAACTGGTCAAGTGAAATCTCTCGACCCCACTTGTGTATCATCTCAATATCCTTATCGATATCCATGCCTCCGCCTGTGCCTAACTTGATGAACCTGCGACCTGCGTCTGTCTGGAATACCACAATGCCTATTGGTCTGCCCTGATTACTCTCGGTGAACCATTGCTGATGTAAAACTTTCATCTCACTACCTCCTTTATCAGTTGCCATATAAACCTCGGATTATAAAGTATATTCACGCCCATATCACACTCATGCTGACAGTAACATTCATTGATAGGCGTATTTCTGTTTATGCCTAACATCTTCATCTCGCAAGGGTGTGTATCGCCAGTTTCATCTATTACTAATCGTTTTTTATCAGCATAGCAAGGCATATACCGTTTGGGGTTGGGGTCAGTTATCATTTTATAAACATATTTAAAGACAAGATTCCGCTTGGCTTTGTAGATATAGTTTATCGGGAACGGAAAATTAGGCAATGTCTTGGAAAGCATCTCTGTAAACTGGCGGTATATCTCTGGATTAGGTTTGTCTGTTATGCGCGCTATGTTGAAACCGAAGTTATCTACTTGCAACAGGTCTTTGGCGAAATGGTAAATCGCCATAAGGTTGTGTTCGTTGTCGCTTGTCTGTGTAGTGATTACGCCTATGGTTATAGGGAACTCTTTAAGCAACTCGCAAGTTTTTACAAGATAAGCCAAACTATATGGTGCTTCTACTTTTTTATCTCTATTCCATAAATAGTCAAGCGATAAGCTGATGTGAATATGCAAAGTCGGGCAAAGATATATCAATCTTTTCACATCCTTAATTATCTTGTCAGTAAAATAACCATTGGTCGGTATGGTCAAATACCTGATATTATTATTGAGATAAAATAAACAACATATCTCCACCAAATCTCTCCGCATAAATGGCTCGCCACCTGATAACAGCAACCTTGTGAAACGTGGCAGACGCTTACAAATTCGCTGTATTTCTGGAAACGATGCCTCGGGGGCAGTCTTATCCTTTGGGTTAAAACAGTGATGGCATTTAAAATTGCACTCTCTTGTTACAAAGAAAGTTACTTCTTTAAGTTTACTCATACCTTTCCCCTTTCATAAGCCCGACAACTATCGCCCACGACACGACTGCCATATCTAAAATCATCAGGCAGTAGAACTGAAACGCCATCCATACGCCATACTTCCTTCTGCTATACCTTAAATATCCCCAGTTCACGATGAGGAATAGCAAGGGATTCACCCACGCCACTATGCTCACAAGCTGATACAGAGGCGACGTTATGAAGCGACGTTCTTTAATAACTTGTGTAAACATATGCCTGCCGAGGAATAGCTTTACTCTGGCAAGGGTGCGAACATAATCGTTCCTTAAAAGCCCTATCAAGGTGATGTGCTTCGCATGAGTGAACTTAATATCTTTGGCGTGATAGATTTTTCCCTTCCTTGCGAGGCGCATACCGAGTTCGTTATCCTCAACATTTGTAATCCGTTCATCAAATGGCTCAAAGTGAGTTCGTAAAATAGCACAACAGGAGCCATAGAGAATATCTATGTAGTCAGGCAATAGCGAGTGATTATATCTTATGCGGTTATTGAAGTGTATGCTTGCAAGATTTTTATAGATGTCAATCTCGTCTTGAGAAGCGACTACTGCGATACAGTCTCGCTCTAAGAAAATGTTAATCATATCTTTACCTACGCTTTTTTCTGTCATTACATCATCATCAAAGAATAATAATATGTCTCCTGTCGCGTTATATGCCCCTTCATTACGAGCCCACGAAGCACCTCTACCCTTGTCATAACTTATTATAAATTCGTGCCCTCTATAGATTTCTTTACTAAGAAAAGCATAGCCCCGTTTAGGAATAATTATGCTTAGTTTTGGAACGCTTTTTTTATCCCACGACATAGATACCTCAAGTCCGCCATATTTCGTATGGCAATAATTCGGTGAAACCAAAACTCTGGATTATACCCCACATTATAAATCCGCTTACATAACCGTTTGCAGTCATAATCTACTTTTATTTCAGGATATTCTTTATATAAAGGCGTGTCAGGGAAAGGCGTTAATATGCTCGCTTGTGCGGTCTTTGCATAGCCTTTGCGTAAGAGATAGTGGACGAGATTCAGAGTTTTAAGGGCGTCCTTATAATCTTCGTTTGGAAATCCGAACATGCAGGCAATATGGTTTTCCAAACCCGCTTCTGCCGCTTTTTTGATATATTTGATGTCTTCAACCTGCGCCCCCTTATTTATAGTGTCTAATGTTTTTTGATTAGCACTTTCCACACCAAAAAGCAACATGCGCCAACCGTTGAGATAAAGCCTATTATAATCATAATCGCATAAGCGCCAATTACAAGAGAACCTAACACCTTGAGCCATTCTGGAATACTTTGTAAGAAACTCATCTAACCACCTCCCTATAGGAAAAGTACCACTATCATCAAATATCTCTCGATACCCCTGTTCTTTACACTCTCTTATTTCATCTATAACATCATCTACCGCTCGTATTTTATACCCACTGCCATTCTCCACGCAGAAAGTACATTTGCCATGCCAACAACCTGAAGCACTCATTATGTAAGTTCCTGGGGTATATTTGAAGTTCCCATTATCATAAGCGTAGTCCATAGCCTTTGTAAATACTCGGTCCGGCTTGGGCAATTCAAGGAAAGGCAGTCCTTCGGGTTCTATAATGACTTTATCATATACCATATGGCGCACACTATCCCAATCTACTATATGTCCATGATTACGATACCAAGTTGCCTCCATAGCCATAAGAATAGGATAGATATGCGCCTTCTTCTCATGCTGACGTTGTTGCGAATATTCATTTGGCAAATATAGCATCTTCATTTAAAATACCTCTGAAAGGTATTCCTTATTATCCGCGGGTCATACTTCATCCCAAAATTCTCTATCATATAATCAAGCCCTGACGACTGCACGAATAAATAATGGTCATCAGCCGCCTGCATAATATTTGTCGGGAGGTTGCTTCCTGTAAACATTAGTGACGCCATCTCTAAAGTAGACACAAGTATTTCTTCGCCTAATTGAGCCAACTTCTCTTGAGGCGGGTTCCCGGAGCCTTGATAGAAA